CTGAAGTTAAACAAGAGGCTCCTAAAGAAGAGCCTCCGTTTATCCGCAATGAAAAAGGCAAAATAACCTTTAATCGACGAATCAAAGCACCCCCAATGTAATGGCAAATACACTTCAATATGACGGTAGCTCACCTACCGAAGTTGTAGAATCCATGTCTGCTGAGGAGCAAGACTCTTTGGCGATTGGTGAATCACTACAACAACAAGAACAAAGCTTACTTGCTGGTAAGTATAAAAATGCTGAGGAGCTAGAGCAGGGTTACCTGGAGCTTCAACGTAAAATGAGTGAAGTACAACCTAGCCAGCAAGAACAACCACAAACCCCTGATGTGAGTGACCAGCTTGCAAAAGCATATGAGTCCTATACTTCTGACAAAAATTTTGACGTAAGTGCATTTGAAAACGTTTCCAAGGAAGACCTTATTAAGGCTTTCTTTGAAAACTCAGAAGAAGTTCCACAGGCAGAGGAAAGTGAAGGACCAGACTTGACACAAGAGCAAGTAGATGGTATGATGAACAGTGTTGGAGGTAAGGAACAGTACCAACAGATTATGAACTGGGCTGTTCAAAACCTACCTAAATCTGACATCGAAGCTTTTGATGCAATCATTGAGTCAGCTAATCCTTCTAGTATCGCTATGGCTGTTGAAGCTATGGCAAAACGGTTTACCGATGCTAACGGTCAAGAGGGTCGGATGATCCAAGGCCGTTCTGCACCTACAGGCGTAGATTCGTACCGCAGTCAAGCGGAGATGATTCGTGATATGAGTGATCCCCGTTATGAAACTGACCCAGCTTATCGTAATGATGTTATGACTAAGTTGGCAAATTCACCAAACCTTCAATTTTAAAATTTAATGGCAGCTACTATCGCACTACAACGTCCCAAGTCTATTTGGGACACTTATGTTGAGTGGGTTAGCAGCACTGAGAACCGGCTGTATGTAGGACACTTCGGTGTCCTCATGGTGCCTTGTCTACTGGCAGCTACCACTTGCTTTATTATCGCATTCATCGCAGCACCACCTGTTGATATTGATGGAATCAGAGAACCAGTTGCAGGATCACTCCTGTACGGAAACAACATTATCTCTGGAGCGGTCGTCCCCTCCAGCAACGCAATCGGACTACATCTCTACCCAATCTGGGAAGCAGCCTCCCTTGACGAGTGGCTCTACAACGGAGGACCATACCAACTTGTGGTGTTCCACTTTCTCATCGGTGTCTTCTCTTACATGGGACGCGAATGGGAACTTAGTTATCGACTGGGAATGAGGCCCTGGATCTTTGTTGCCTACTCTGCACCTGTCGCTGCTGCCACTGCAGTGTTCCTTGTCTATCCTTTCGGTCAAGGTTCTTTCAGTGACGGTATGCCGCTCGGTATCTCCGGTACTTTTAACTATATGTTTGTCTTCCAAGCAGAACACAACATCCTCATGCACCCGTTCCACATGCTTGGAGTCGCAGGTGTCTTTGGGGGTTCCTTGTTTAGTGCAATGCACGGTTCGTTGGTTACGTCGTCACTCGTTCGAGAGACTACTGAAACTGTATCTCAAAACTATGGTTACAAGTTTGGTCAAGAAGAGGAGACGTACAATATCGTAGCTGCACATGGTTACTTTGGTCGTTTGATCTTCCAATATGCAAGTTTCAATAATTCACGTAGCCTTCACTTTTTCCTTGCTGCTTGGCCTGTTGTTGGTATTTGGTTTACTGCTCTGGGCGTTTCGACCATGGCTTTTAATCTTAATGGCTTCAACTTTAACCAAAGCATCATCACTCCTTCGGGTCAGGTGATCAATACCTGGGCTGATATTCTCAACCGAGCTGGTCTCGGTATGGAAGTAATGCACGAGCGTAACGCTCACAACTTCCCACTTGACTTGGCTGCTGCTGAGTCCACTCCTATCGCACTGACTTCCCCCTCCATCGGTTAATGAACGACACTCAAATCTGGCCTACTGAACCCCGTATGTACATCGACGAAAACTCCATTCCCCACAACGAGCGTGCTGAGCGTCTTAACGGACGTTTGGCAATGCTCGGTGTCATTGCTGCGATTGGATCGTACGCAGTGACTGGTCAACTTATCCCAGGCATCTGGTGAGAAAAGAACACAAAAGTCCTAGCGGTGGTTTGACTGCCGCTGGGCGACGCTACTTTAAAAGGAAAGAAGGAGCCAACCTTAAACCTCCTGCACCTAATCCTAAAACTAAAAAAGCAAAAGGACGCAAACGTTCCTTCTGTGCTCGTATGAGTGGAGTGAAGGGACCAATGCGTAAGAATGGTAAGCCTACCAGAAAGGCACTTGCACTTCGTAAATGGAAATGCTAGATGGCAAAATCTAAAGCCGCAAAAATTAAACGCTTGGAACAGATGAAGCCTGGCTTGTACAGGAACATCCACCTTGCCCGACTCAAGGGTAAGAAACCAAAGCGTCCCGGCCAGAAAGGCCGTCCCACTGCTGCTAACTTCAAGGCAGCTGCCCGTACTGCAAAAAAAAACTAATGCCTAACGTTAACGGTAAAAAATTTCCCTACACTGCAGCAGGGATGAAAGCTGCAGCCAAAGCCAAAGCCAAAGGTACTAAGAAATCTAATTACAACAACAAAAAGAAATGAAAAACACCCTCCTCTTTATCTCTACTCTCGCCTTCGCTGCTCCTGCAGTCGCTGGTCCCTATGTGAACGTTGAGACTTCCTCTAAGTTCGCTGGTACTGACTACTCTAAAACTGCTACTGACTTCTTTGTCGGTTATGAAGGTGAAGTTGGTACTCTTGATTACTTCATCGAAGGTGGTCCTAGCATGACCACTCCTGACAACGGTGTGTCTGAAACCGTACCTGCTGGTAAAGTTGGTTTTAGTGTCAAAGCTAATAAGCACCTTAAAGTGTATGGCGAAATGTCTGCCAGCTTGAATGAGGGCACCAATGACTATGGCACCAAAGCCGGGGTCAAGTATTCTTTCTAAGTAACGTACGTTCATCCCTTCGGGGACGCATAACTCCCACACCATGGAACGGGGGTGTGGTACTTCACACATGGAGATTTAACATGCCTAATGTTGAACTGCAAGCTCGCGTCAAAGAGCAAGTGGCTGCTACCAAGCAAGCCAAGCTGAAGTATCGCGGCGTTGCTTATCTACTCAAGAAAAATTGATTGAATTTATTATAGCCATGCCTGAGCAACAGATGCAAATCCCACCAGAGATCGCACAACATCTTCAATATAAGAACATCCTTCAAGCCCATAGGTACTTGACATCGACACAAGTTGTGCGTGATTCGGGAGGAGCAATCCCCCGCCCACTCAGCTCAGAGATGGCTTCAGGTTTGATTGGATCAATGATTGTCGAATCCGGCAGCGCAGACCTTTCTCAACTAGATGTATTAGAGAAAGGATCTGGTGCTGGTCGTGGTGCATTACAGTATACCGGGTGGCGGCGTCAAGCATACGATGCTGCACGTGAACGTCACCTGAATGCAGGAGGTAATCCAAACGAACTCGCTTGGCAACTCCTCTATATGGCTCAAGAGTATGCTGGTTACCACGATGAGTTTGGTAACGGCAATTCATTATCTGGATTTACCAGAGCCTTTGAACAACCTGACCGTGCTATAACACCAGAGGATGCTTCCTTTATGTTGACACGTGATTACCTTAGACCCGCTACTGGTTCTGAGCATTATGATCGACGTGCTAGTGAAGCTCGTAGAGTCCAAGACTTTATTGATCAACAAAAATCAATTCGTCAACAGGAACAATCTTCTAATTTATTTAGTGGCGGAGATTTAATTTAATAGTTGGGAGGGCACCTCAGAGTCGGACCCTCCCTTCATTGGCATCAAGCCCGTACGCGGATACCTTGCTGCCGTCTAGACGGTGGGATAGACCACAATACAAATTGAATACTTCAAGCGCTTGAAGGTAATGTTAACCTTCTTTAAACTATACAAATGGCTAATACCCAATTCGGGTCGTTTGGCGGTACTCACTCGGGTGCCCTAACGACTACTTACCCCGCTGGGGTACAAACGATTTCGGAAAAGTACGCAACTTATCTGAAACTGTTCTCCGGTGAGCTGTTCAAAGCTTACCAGAACCAGACGATCGCCCGCGACACTGTTATGCGTCGCACCCTGAAGAACGGCAAATCTATGCAGTTCATCTTTACGGGCGCTCTCGATAGCTACTACCATGTGCCTGGTACCCCCATTTTGGGTGCCACTACTTCCGGTGGTAGTACTGCTAACCGTCTGCCTGTGGCAGAAAAGACGATCATCATGGATGATTTGCTCGTAGCCAGCACTTTTGTCTACGACTTGGATGAGACTCTTGCTCATTATGATCTGCGTGGTGAGATTGCACGCAAGCTTGGCTACAGCCTGGCTAACAAGTACGATGAAAACATCTTCCGCACTATCGCTCTGGCTTCTCGCCAAGGCGCTGCTGTTGATGATCAAGAGGCTGGTACCGAAATTGAGATTGGCTTCGCTGCTCGCGCTGGTCAATCCACTCACGCTGATAAGATGGTTGAGGCATTCTTCCGTGCTGCTCGCCGCTTTGATGAGACTAACGTGCCTGCTGATGGACGTGTGGCTGTTATGCCGCCACAAACTTATTACCAACTGCTCCGCACCGTTGACAGCAATGACCTGATCAACCGTGACGAAATTGGTGATGCACGTCAGAACGCTTCTGGTCTGTACAGCATTGCTGGTATTAAGATCTTGAAGTCCAACAACCTGCCTAACGATTTCCGTGATCAAGTCAGCGGTGAGAACAACACCTATGCTGGTAGCTCTAATGATGACGGCGACTTCCGTACCCTTCAGGCTCTGATTTACCATCGTGATTCTGCTGGTGTTGTGGAAGCCATCGGTCCCCAGGTGCAAACCACCAACGGAGACGTTAGTGTGATGTATCAAGGTGATTTGATCGTGTCCCGTTTGGCTATGGGCTGTGGTCACCTGAATGTTGCCGGTGCTGTTTCTATTGTGGCTGGTGGTCGTGGTGGTACTCAAAGCTCCCCCACTACTATCTCCGCTTCTACCGAACTGTCTGCTCAAACCGGTTCTACTTCTCAAAACGAAGTTATCGACATCGCTTGATAATTTCTTTGTTTTTACTCATTGGGAGTCTCCTTTACCGGGGGCTCCCTTTTTTTATATCTATACGACATGCCTAATCCTAATAAAGCCGTGTCCACCGAACTGGATGCAGTTAATCAAATACTAAGTGCCGTGGGACAGGCCCCTGTCACCACTTTGGATCTACAAAACCCCGAGGTGTATACAGTCTTGCAGACTCTTAGAGATGTAAGCAGAGAAGTACAATCAGAAGGATGGTACTTTAATACAGAACATGCTGTAGAGTTTACACCAAATAGCAGTGACGAAATTCCTGTAGCAGATAATATTTTACAAATTGATGCTACTAGAGATAAACATAGAGATGATTTTGCTATTATTGTAAAAAATGGTAAACTCTATGATAAATACCACCACCGATATAGTGACCGAGATGAGTTTAAATTCCCATCTACAGTACTGGTTGACGATAAGTTCTATTGTGATGTTGTCTATTTTTACCAGTTTAACGATCTACCATACGCTGTCCAAGCACACATTATTGCTAAATCCGCACGTAAAGTCGCAACTAAACTGGTTGGTAACACTGATCTAGTTCGTGTACTTTCGATTGACGAAGAGCAAACTAAGGCTGCTTTGATGGAGTACGAAACCCGCCAAGGTGATTACTCTATGTTTGGTTGGAGGGATAATCAAAATTTCTACAGCAGCTATCAACCATTTAAAGCACTTGCACGATGACGACATTAACCCAGAAGATACCGAACCTGTTGCGTGGTATTAGCCAGCAACCAGATGTTAAAAAATTCCCAGGAGAAGTACGCGATTGTGTAAATGCGTTTCCTGAGTATGCTCTGGGTTTGATGAAACGCCCTGGGGCTAAGCTAGAAGCCCCGTTAAGGGGTGCTGCAACACCTTCAGGTACTGCGACATACCCAGGCAGTTTAACGCGCTACTACGGGGCTACAGAGAAGTGGTTTGATATTAACGTTGCTGGCACATCCTACGTGGGTCAGATTAACGATTTTAGCTATAGCTCTGGTGGATCTAAAGATCACCTTAGTTTACAACTATGGTTTAAGGACAGTGGCATACCACGAGCGGTAAACCTGGATGACTACATGCAGTCCGGTTACATCTCTAGTGGCTCTTGGTCTACATACCAAACTAATATTGATAATGAAGTAACCGCTCTTAATAATAAAATTACAGGACTGGCTACATTTCAAACTGCTCAGAAGGATTACTACACCGAGTATCTTAAAACTATTGACCAGTTTACAAGTCTGTTTAGTATTGAGACTGATTACCAACAAGGTCAGGTAAACCAGTTTATTACCACTGCTGTTCTTGTTAATGCAGCTGGTACAGCTAGTTACATCAAAGATGGTGTTACTATGACTGGTACTGAATCTGGCGGTGAGTTTACCGAAACAAGTTCTGGTGATGTATACAAAAAGGGTACAGATAAAACCTCTGAATATCCAATCCTTATGGATACATTTCCTGCAGACTACGAGCTGTACGAGCTTATTTCAGTTACCAAAGCTACTGACCCCAACGGTACCGCCTTGGATACATATGAAACTAACACATACGATCCGGCACAGACTACCTATGATGGTCTAGTAACTACCTACAACACTGAAGTAACAGATACAGATAATAACTACCCAGAACTAGATAACACCATTTTACCAATTAACGGTGCATCTAACTACTTTGTAGATGATGTTGCTGGAGGTGGAGCTAAAGTAGACTTGTCAAAGCTGAAGGTCTTTACCTTTCAAGACACTACTTTTATCCTTAACCCTAATAAAAAGGTAGAGTATACTTCAGATACAACAGAGATTGCTAGGTTTAACGAAGGATTTATCTTCTTTAAAGTGCTTAGCGATGGTCAATTTGATGTAACAATTACCAAACTTCGTAGCGATAGTAACGGTAATCAACCAAACGATGATAATTACACCAGAACTTTAGACACAGCATTTGATACAGATGGTGTAATTACAGGTAGTGCTAATCATAACTCTAGTAATAACACTGTTGAAGCGCTGCATGGTTTGCTAGTAACCTCTTTTGAATCAGATTACGGTGCTTCTGATTGGGGTAACCACTTTACCTTTACACAATCCGGTAACGGCATTTACATTGCAACCAAGGATGGTATTGAAACTTTTACTCATAATGGTGTAGCTGATGCTTCCCGTACTGCAGGTACTTATATTGTTACTGGTGTAGCCGGGTCTAGTAACGGTGATTATGGTGAGTTTAAAGTTGTAGTTGCAGCAGACGGTACCCCTACCATTACCTTGTTAAATGGTGGTATGGGTTTTGCAGCAAGTGAAACACTTACTATTAATGATTCTAGTCTTGGTGGAGGTGGTGGAGCAAACATCACTGTGACTGTATCAACAATTAGTGCAGAACTTAACCTTAACGGTCAATTTGAACTTACAGTATCTGGTCCTACTGATGACTCTATTAGTATTTTACGTCATGAAGTAAACAACGTCAGTGACTTACCACTTCAACTGAAAGATGGTTATAAAGTTAAAGTTGTTAACAGCCTTGATGTAAACGCTGATGACATGTACCTTGTGTTTGAAACAGAAGAGCAAGGTAATGATTTTAGTGGTGGTACATGGGTAGAAAGTAACGGTCGTGGTATTAAATATATCATTGACAAGAATACAATGCCTCACGCATTGACTGTTAACAGTGACGGTAGCTTCTCCTTTGGTCCCTGGGACAGCTGGGAGAACCGCTTGGTGGGTGATGAGGTTACTAACCCTACACCACACTTTATTACGCTTACTGGTGGCGCTAGCAGGTTTATCAAGGACATGTTTGTCTACCGTAACCGTCTCGGATTCCTTACAGAAGATTATGTAAGTTTGAGCCGTGCTGGTGAGTTCTTTAACTTCTTCGTTAAGTCTGCTGTGGCTTCTGGTGATGACGATCCTATCGACATCTCAGTATCAGATAGTGACAGCCCAAGCTTGAACTATGTAAGTAAAGAAACTGCTGGTCTTCTGCTGTACGGTAAGACTGGTCAATACCTGTTGGCTACTGACTCTGACATCCTATCTCCTACTACTGCAAAAATTAACAAGGTAGCAGGTTTTGAAGCAGACATTAATAACCCAGCTATCAGCCTTGGTTCTACCACTGCATTCATCTCTAAAACTCAAAGCACTACTAAGATGTTTGAGCTTCTAAAGGTGAACGCTTTGGAACCTCCTCAGAGTGTTGAGCAGACACGTACGGTTCCAGAACTAGTACCTACTACTGTTGACTCCATTGTTGGATCACCAGATGTTGGTCTTGTCTCCTTTGGTACAATCGGTGAAACTACCTTGTATCACTTCAGCTATCTTCGTATGGGTGGACAAGAGCTTAGCCGATCTTGGTATAAGTGGGAACTACCTGGGACACTACTGCATCAATTCTTTGACGGTAACGAGTTCCATTGTATTGTTAAAACCAACCAAGACGAAGATGCTGTTGTGTCGTTTGATGTGGCACAAAGCTCTACTGATGGTGTGCTTACTC